CCCTCGTAGAAGAGACAGGAGTGGGCCTCATACTTGTTTCTCACCTAAGACGTATAGACGGTAACAGGGGCCATGAAAATGGCGTAGAGACAAGCGTGAGCCACATCAGAGGCAGTCAGTCTATCGCTCAGATATCTGATGCTATCCTGTCACTGGAGAGGAACCAACAGTCAGATGATCCTATAGAAGCAAGCACTACCAGAGTAAGGATACTTAAATCTAGATACACTGGTGATGTTGGGATAGCTACTTATCTTTTGTACGATAACGAGACAGGTAGATTATCTGAGTTAGCAGGTGATGAGCTTTCTAATTCTGCTGAAGAGGACATAGACATTAACCTTGGATTTGAATAAATGAAACTACTATTTGACATAGAGACTGATGATCTAAAGGCAACTAAGATATGGTGTATAGTTGCCAAAGACATGGACTCAAAACAGTTATACACTTATGGGCCAGAGCAGATCGAAGAAGGTGTTCAACTTTTAGAGAAAGCTACTCACCTCATAGGTCATAACATAATTGGGTTCGATATCCCTGTAGTAGAAGAGCTGTGTAACCGCGCTGATCTGGCAGAAGGTAAGGAGATTATAGATACTCTTGTATTATCTAGACTCTTCAATCCCTCTAGAGAAGGTGGTCATGGCTTAGGCATATGGGGTACTAAACTTGGCTTAGATAAAATAGGATTCGAGGAGTTCTCTAGATATTCTAAAGAGATGCTTGAATACTGTATTAGAGATGTCGAGTTAAATGAAAAGATTTACTATGCTTTACGAGAGGAGTCTAAGGGATTCTCTAAAGACTCACTTGAACTAGAGCATAGTGTAGCTAAGATCTTAAAGGATCAGGAGAAACATGGCTTCTTGTTTGATGTAAGAGAAGCAGAGATTCTCATGGGTAAGCTACGATCTAATGCGAGAAAGGTAGAGATGAAGGTTAAGTCTGTCTTCAAGCCTAAGATAGATGAATTAGCTTTGTATCCTAGATTAACTAAAGCTGGTAAGGTTAGTAAGACTGCTGACAAGAACTTTGTAGGTAGTAGAGAAGGTGCTAGACTAACTGAATCAGAACACAATCTGTTAAGGAACAATCTAAATCTAGCAGGAGGATGCCTAGCCAAGTGTCCTCCTGTATCTAGGCTGACCACTATTGATTTTAATTTAAACTCAAGAGTGCAGATAGGAGAGTACCTTCAAGAGTTTGGATGGAAGCCAACTGAATTTACTGTTAATGGTAGACCAATCGTAAATGAAAAGACCCTAGCGCAGGTAAAGAATATACCTGAAGCAGATCTCATAAACAATTATCTACTACACCAGAAGAGAATATCTCAGATAGATTCTTGGCTCAAGGCAGTAGAGGAAGATGACAGGGTACACGGGTTTGTTATTCCTAACGGTGCAGTAACAGGAAGGATGACTCATCGTGATCCTAACATGGCACAAGTACCTAACTCTTCTTCTCCATATGGTAAACAGTGCAGAGCTTGTTGGACTGTGCCTGATGGATACAAACTAGTAGGTATAGATGCTTCTGGCTTAGAGCTTCGTATGCTTGCTCACTTCATGGACGATGAGGAGTACACAAATGAAATCATTAACGGAGACATACACACCGCTAATCAAAAACTTGCACGACTTGAATCAAGAAATCAGGCGAAGACTTTCATCTACGCACTTTGTTATGGGGCCGGCGACCTCAAGCTCTCAACAATTCTTGGAGGAAGCGCAGCAGATGCAAAAAGAACTAGAGAACATTTCCTTGATAATCTCCCATCATTTAGATCTCTTAAAAATAAAGTTGCAAGAGCAGCAGACAGAGGATACTTAAAGGGATTAGATGGTAGGAAATTATTTGTGAGGTCTGAACATTCTGCTTTGAATACTTTATTACAGGGAGCAGGGGCTATTGTAATGAAGAAAGCGTTGACTCTGTTTGCATGGTACATAAGGGACTTGGATGCACGATTCGTTGCTAACGTCCACGATGAGTGGCAGGTAGAGGTGCGAGAAGATCATGCTGAAGAAGTAGGAAAGCGTGGAGTACAGGCTATCATAGATGCAGGTGCTTTGTTTAAATTAAAATGTCCTCTTGATGGAGAATATAATGTTGGACGAAACTGGTCAGAAACTCATTAACCCACAGACAGGAAGACCTTATTACTACAAGGATAATCCTGAAGCAGTTAAAGCTAGAGTCAAAGGTCACATGCGTATTGACGGAAAGTACGTATCAAAATTTCACCCACTTCATAAAGCTGGTAGCTATAAATCATTTGATGATGCAGCATTCTCTAGCCTTGGAAGATATACAACAGCAAAAGAAGGAGATGTATATGTCATATATAATCCTGCTTGGGTAGGCTGGTACAAAGTAGGCAAAGCAGTCGATGCTGATGATAGATGTAATTCATATAACACTGGTAGCCCATTCAGAGATTACGTCATCAAGCACAAAGTACGTGTAGAAGACAGAAACAGAGGAGAAAAGATAGTACATAGTAGAGCATTAAAAGAATGTCACAACCACTCAGGAGAATGGTTTGATATATCTTTATCTAAACTAATAAAGATCTTAAACTCATTGCCTAAAATAGAAAAACAACTCAAGGAAGAACAAGATGTCCAAGGAACATTCCAATTCTAAAAAACTAGACACTTTAGTAGAAGACATATACGAAACCCTGTCTTGTCTTTGTGAACAAAAAGACTTAGACATATCAGACGAGGCCATAGAGGACTTTGGAGAGCGTATGAAGGACGTTCTAAGGCACTGGTCTACCCCCTACAAGGAAGCTAAAGGGCTGCGTATGAGCAACATAGGCCGTCCTATGAGGCAATTGTGGTATGATGTAAAAGAAGATCTACCTGTTTTCAACAGATCTCATCCACAAGTATTCATTAAGTTTCTTTATGGACACATGCTAGAGGAAGTAGTTTTACTACTGTCTAAACTAGCAGGTCATGAGGTTACTGGTGAACAAAAAGAAGTAGAGGTTGATGGTATCGTAGGTCATATGGATTGCGTTATAGATGGTGAGGTAGTTGATATTAAAACTACATCAGGTTTTGCCTTTAAGAAATTCAAAGAAGGTACGCTACCACAAGATGATCCATTTGGTTACATGTCTCAGCTTGCAGGGTACGAAGAAGCAGAAGGTACAAACAATGGAGGGTTTCTTGCTTTAAATAAAGAGTCAGGAGAACTATCATTGTTCAGGCCCGGAGATCTAGAAAAGCCTAATGTTAAGTCTAGGATCAAGCACATCAAAGAACACCTAGAGACAGACACTCCTCCTGATAGATGCTATGTTCCTATAGCAGAAGGAGTCAAAGGGAACTTGAAACTAGCTGTTGGTTGTGTCTATTGCGCTCATAAAAACAAGTGCTGGTCAGATGCTAACAACGGTCAAGGCTTGAGAGTATTCAAATATTCTAATGGTTTGAAATACTTTACAAGAGTAGTAGCTGAACCAAAAGTAGAGGAGGTATCGTTAAGATCAGTATGAGTAGAACAGAAACATTTAAAAAAATAAGTAGACAAACAGAGCAACTTCTGGTAGAATGGTTAGCTACATTAGTTAGTGATGAAGAAATGAAACAGGTAAACACCAAGAACATAATGAAGTTTATGCCTGATCGAGACATTCACACTACACTTAGCTACGGTGTACGCTGTGTTCCTTTTACTCCTAGATGGATACGAAAGGAGTTAAAGAAAATGTACAAACATAATCCTGATATAGATATAGAGTCAGTAACCTTACAGGATCTAGAGTTTGCTGCTATGGAACAACAACAAGACGCTTCTAATAGGCATGTGTTTTAATGGCAGCTAGAAAACCTAGAGTCAAACGTCCTATAGAAAAAGATAAACCAGAAGGTTACGATTCTAAATGGGAAAAAGAACTACATGAAACTGTCCTTAAAGGATGGGAACATCATGGTAAACAATACCCTTACATCATCGAACATACTTATCACCCTGACTTCTTTAAACAAGTAGAAGATAAATTAATTATCGTAGAAGCTAAGGGTAGGTTCTGGGATTTTCAAGAACATAATAAATATGTTTGGGCTGCTAAGATGTTGCCTGAAAATGTCGAGCTAGTTTTTCTTTTCCTTAATCCATCTGCTCCAATGCCGGGATCTAAAAGAAGAAAGGATGGTACGAAAAGATCACACGCAGAGTGGGCAGAGTCACACAACTTTAGATGGTTCAGTGCTGAATCATTTCCTTTAGAATGGCAAGAGTTTTAAACTGGAGAACCTGAATGAGTATAGATAATGTGTCACCACAGGAATGGGATGCTTACAATCGTAGAAGGATTAACGCTATGAAAGATCCTAACAATTACAATAAAGAAGGCAAGACAGACCAAGAAAGTATCGATGCGTTAGATACAAAGATGGAGACAGATATATTTGAAACTGATAAACCTTACAATCATCAGACTGATTATATTAAAAATGTTTCTAATCAAATCAAAGATAACGTAAACAATCCTAGCCATTACAATTCAGGAGCAGTAGAATGTATTGATGCTATTGAAGCTATGTTATCGCCAGAAGAATACATAGGATATTTGAGAGGCAACAGCCTCAAGTATCGTTGGAGGTTCAGATACAAAGGTAAGCCAGTTGAAGATTTGCAAAAAGCAAACTGGTATGAACAAAGACTCTTAACATTTATAGAGGAGAACAACAATGTCTTGGGATCGAAAGGCTGAACGTAAAGAAAGATTTGATAAACGCTCTAAAGCAAAAGACAAACAACGAAGAAAGAGGGAAGGAGAAGATGGTTACAAACACTATGAAAAAGGAAGGTAAACAGTTTTATTTAGGAATAGAAATTGATTATGACAAAGAAAAAGATTTAGATAATTTTTCTTTAGACACTTTAAAAGATAGATACTTTTGGGGAGATGAAGAATATGCTCAAGAAGCTTTTGCAAGGGCCGCTACATATTGCGCTACTTATAAAGGGACTACTGATTTCGATCTTGCACAAAGACTTTATAACTACGCAAGTGATCATTGGTTTGGGTTTAGCACTCCTATACTTAGCAACGCTGGAACTAGCCGTGGCCTCCCTATTAGCTGTTTTCTTAATTCAGTTCCTGATTCAAGGCTTGGCTTATCTGATCATTATGATGAAAACATATGGCTGGCGTCTGGAGGTGGAGGTATTGGTGGGTGCTGGTCTAGTGTTCGCAGTAATGGGGTTAGCACTTCTAGCGGCAGTCT